GGATAACTCACCATTATATTCTGCAATACAATCAACAGTTCCAGCAACACCCAACTCGTTACTGTATAAACTTTTTTCTAGTGCGTATATATTATTTATATTTTGTAACACTTTTTTTGCCTGAGTGAAGAGCATCTTAGTGCTAGGATTATCCAACTCCACCTCTTCATTGAGAAGATGTTTCTCTATGAGTTCATGTGTAGCGGTACCTCTGGTGGTAGCACGTTTCGTGATTCTATTCGCCTCAGTCTCACCTACTCTCTTCCTCCACTCAACAAAGATGTGTTTGTTGAAATGAGATGTGACCGAGGTGATTGATACCATCGGTCTGTCGTTGACATTGTAGTATCGAACTCCATCAATACTCTTCCTAGTCAAAGTAGGAAGATCACATTCTACATGATTGAACATTACATACCTAGTTCTATTTTTGAGGTGATGTAACTCTTGACTAGACCAGATCTAACGATGTCATCCATACCAAATTCAATTAGATCGAACTCTGGCATACGAGTGATAATCTTTTGGAAATCAAGAATACCATTCTTCTCGTTTGTCTTTATCAAATCAGTTTGTGCAACGTCACCACAGAACATAATCTTGGTGTCTTCACCTACTCTTGTTATTATACTATCTAATTCATGAAAATTCAAGTTCTGTGATTCATCCACAATAACTATAGAATTATCAAGAGTTGTACCTCGTATGAATGATGTAGACCAGAAGGTCACACTCTCTTGTGCCTTGAGATTACCCCACAACATCTCAAACTCATTGTCTGTGGGCAATTCAAACATATACTTGACCATATTCTTGTATGGTATCTGGTATAGTGCTGCCTTATCCTCATGATCACCAGGTAAGAATCCTATCTCTCTTGTAGATACAAGTGATCTTACTAAGACTACCTTCTGGTATGGTGTCATGGGATCAAGCACCTGTTTCAGTGCCTGATATAAAGTTATGAATGTTTTTCCTGTACCTGCTGCACCATATAAGAATAGGTTCTTACCCTCTTCATACGCTGCAAAGGCATGTTTCTGATTAGATGTGATTGGTTGCACATCTACCATCATGTCAGAGTTATATGGTTTCTTTCTTCTCATCTGTTTCGCAGTCAATCCAGCACCAACACTGGTGGACATCTTCTTTTTTCTTGGCATGTTAGGTGTGTGTAATCTTCTGTGGTTTTACTTTTGAACCAGGCATCTCTGATACCCTTGATAGAACCTCGTTCCATCCTCCATCTGTTCTACTGTAAACGTCACCTGTGGCACTGACTGTACCTGCTGCACCCTGAGACCAGTCTTTATCCCAGTCTGGATTATCTTTTCTCCACTGATCATATTCTTTCATAGACATGATGAGTTCTTTAGTCTCACCTGTCTTCATGTTCTTGATTGGATATGTTGGCATGTTTTGTTGCGAGTGTTTTATTTAGAGATGATAACATTACGCTTACCACGCTCTTGAATGGCACCACTAAAGTGTAATGGTTTAGAAGTACACATATTGCATACGTTATGAGGTAGTATACTTTGCTCACAAAATTTTGTCAACTCTTCGTTACTACAATCCACAGGCAAACCATCCACAAGATACTCTTGCCACTCTTCAGCATCACTCTGTTCAGTCACAGAGAGTAGTTCACTAAGGAAAGCAGTGTTCGGACACTTCCACAATTTACCTTTGAATAGTTGTGTATTAGGACAAGAACAAAACTTATAACTTTTTTTTATATTACCTTGATTATATGGATATACTTTACCATTTCTTTTCTTTATAGAATCAAACCACATATCACTACCATTGTGGTGTACGGACACCAATACCTTTGGATGGTTGAAACTTTCTAAAATCTTTAGGACTTCTTTCGTATGTACACTTACTCGTAAAAATACTTTGGGATCTTCTAAGACTCTTCTGATCCAACTTTCATTCTGTAAGAGTAATAAGCCATTGGTATAGAGATAAACAAAAGAATTAGTATGTGATCTACATGCATCTAAAATCTCCTTGCATCTTGGATTTAGTAAGGGTTCACCGCCTATGACAGATACCCTATGAATATCTAGTCTTGGTAAGATAGTTTCTATATCTTTTATAAGTGCATCAGTATCTAACTTGCTGCCTGGTGCAAAGTAATTACTAAAATGATTGCATCCCTTACATGATAAATTACAACCTATAGTGGTGCTTATGTCAAGAATTTTCAGTGTGGGCAAGGTATGCTGCTCCTATTGATGTGCCACCGTCATGTGCCACGGGCATCGCACGGATGCTGACGTTGAGTTCTTTCTGTAATTTATAATTGACAACACAATTGAGGAAGCACCCACCTGCAAGCACCAGATTTCTATTAGGAAACATCTTACCCAATTCAAGTGCTCTCTGTTCCCACTTCTGCTGTATATAATAAGCATCATGCTTACCGTACGCTGCCATACCCATGACCTTACCTGCATCCTCAGGATCAAATCCATAATTGACACAAGTTTGTTGATATAATTTACCTATCCCTACGTCTTCTTGTGTAAAATATTTTCTATGTAATAATTTCCATGACGGTATATCATATACAGATTCAATCTCTATACCATCATCAGTCTTGGAACCATTAGCATCTACTACGATTGCTATTGCATCATCAAACCCAGAGTTATAAAAAGCAGAAGCAGCATGACACTTGTGATGCTCATGTCTATAGTCATATATCTTTGCATGAGGATACATTTTCTTGGCTATGTTTAGGTCGAGTGAGGAGAGGAGACTCTTGGAGTCTTTGACCCAATAAGAATCACATATCGCTATGGCATCAATATCATGCACATACTTGAACAGAGATCTTATTGAATGATCTCTTTTCTTTCTTGTCACTCTTTCTGACTCAAGATAGAATGCTATATCACCATCTCTCATTACACACACTGATCCATTATTGGATAGGTTCAACCCTAGAACCGAAAATTTTGCGGAGATTTTTTTTCGAGATTTATGTAATGTAAAAGTCATTTTTCCCTGAGGATTTGCACGTCTGGAAAATACAAGTAGTCTATGTCACTACACTCAAAACATTCTATGGCATCGTCAGGTGTCTCAACCAATGGTTCACCTGCTAAATTGAAGGACGTATTGAATAGTATAGGAACATCTGTTAGTTGATAGAAGGAATCTATAAGTTGATAATAATTTATGTTGTTATGAAGTCCTACAGTTTGCACCCTACATGTATTATCAACGTGTAATATTGCTGGTATTTTATCATGAGTATGTGGTAACGCATTGACTGCATACATCATAAAAGGAGACTCCTCAAGTCCACCCATGTCAAACCACTTGTGTACGTGAGGTAAGAGAACACTACCTGCAAAAGGTCTGAATGATTCTCTACGTTTTATTTTATTGATCCTATCCTTTCCATTAGGATCTCTTGGATCATATAATATTGATCGATTACCTAGTGCCCTAGGTCCTGCTTCTGATCTACCTTGGAAAACTGCTACTACCTTACGCTCTTCAATCAATCGAGCAACGTACATGGTATTTACTTTGTCTCCCTCTAGATGGGATAGATCGTATTCAGGACCTAGGTATAGAGAATCAATCATCGTGATCATCCCAAGGATCTTTCAGTGCCTTATTATCAAAAAATCCTTTGTATATACCATACGCTGCAAGTAGTACGGTAATAACTGCAATCGAAATACCAAAAGTATAGTTTGGATCGAGTGTAAGATGAGGCACTAATGGTGTCTCACATGTCCATGTGTTTGGTAAGAAGTAAACTGGTGGACAAGAAAGAAAAGTCATAGTTATAACCAATGTGGTTTACGAGTTGGGTCACGTAGATAATTATCTGCTGCCCAAGGTTTAGAAGCAATGTATCGCTTGTATGCTGTGAAGATGTCAATGTTCTTGTCATGTTTGAACACATCAGGACCTGCAAAAACAAAGTCTGTAGGGTCGCTGTCTTGTTGTGGGAATATTTCCACAGCATGTTCCATAGTATGTTGACAACTATGGACTTTGTTGTATCTATGAGTGTATTCAGCACACAATTCAAG